GGATGTGGATGGAAGCCATGCAAGCGCGCGAACTTGTCCGTTTGCGGCAGGACTCCAAACGGCCTGTGCGTACACCGTTGCTGCCGCGGAGAACGGGAATACGCTCGTGATGTGTTTGCGATTTCCTATTGCATCGTTCATGTAGAGAACGACATTCCCCGCCGGAGATATGGCAATCTTCTGCGCCCTTGCTGCGCTGATAGCGGGGAACGTAAGTGTCATGGAAGATACCAGTGCGCCATCGGAGCTAAACTGCCTAATGATGGTATCGTAAATGACATACCCGTACGTACCATCAGTAGCGATTGCTCCCCCGTAAGAAAATCCGGGGTTGTATACTCCTCCGAGCGATGCGCCCTGATTTACCGCAGCAACACGGTGGTTTGTATTGTCGGTAAAGTCCGCCCATGTACAGGTGCTCCCATCGCACGCGGAGATGGATGACCCGGTAGAGGCGGATGCCACTGAATACACGTTTACCAACGTGCCGCCACTGGCCTCCGTGGGTAGGGCGAGCCCGTAAAACTCCAGGCACTGCACGTTGAACGTTGCGCCTGATGCAGACGCCGTATAGACGTGCAGGTACGTCCCAGTAACCGCTGCCGCAACAGTGGCGTTTACGCCCGGGCTGTACGCATACGAGCGCACAAGGAGGCCGCTTCGTGCATCTGCCACGTCCACGCGCACAAGTCCAAGGGAGGTCGTTTGCACGGTTGCCACGTACCCGGCAAAACGCTTTACGGCCACGATGCGCGGAGAGATGCTCTGGTATTCCGTCAGCCCCACATCCACGTTGTACGGAGCACCCGAGTATGCCGTTTGCTTTGCGCAGAACTCCGGGAACCGACCACGAAACTCCGTCAGTCCGTTGGACGAGTCCATCGCGACGACGAAGCGACCCGCCGCAGAGCCATCCGAGAGCTTGTTTGCCACGAGAGCGAGGCCGCTGCGCGTGCCAAAGCAGAAGCGAGGGTTGTAGATGATTTCCCCTTCTTGCGTGCTGTAGCCGTACTCCTGGAGCCCGTCGCGCTTCTCCCAGCGCCCTTGCCGGTTCTGCACAAGGTTCCGGACAATGAGCGGAGCGTCGCCCGTAAGCAGGGAGTCCGTGCTCTGCCCGAGCCCCTTGGTCGTCGGAATCTGCGTGACCGTTTTCTCCACGATGCTCATTGAATCTTCTCCAAACGAAAGGTGACGATGCCGCCGGTGACCTGGCTGGCGTGGGTGCCGAGCGTCAAAATGCCGGTCTCTTGCGAGACCTCCCAGACGCGGTAGAACCCATCCGTCAGGGCCGCGGTGGTGGCAGGGCGCCACTGGGTGATGTACCAGCGAACGCTCGGCCCAAGGTTGTGATTGAGGACAATCGTTGCGCCGGCGGTCGTGTAGGCGACGTCGTATTCGGCCCAGGAAGGGGCCTGGGAGCGCTCAAGCTCCACAAGACGGCGAGACATCCCTTGCGGGTCTTCCGACGCGTCTCCGCGCGATACAGAGGCAGCGGCGGGGTATAGGCTGCCGTCGGTGTTGTACCGGGGCGCGCTCATCGTCCGAAAATCCGTTGTTCGTAGATGCGGATGTTGCCGGCCTGCAATCGGTACTTGCGTGTCAGGAGGGTCCCGAAATACCAGGCATCGCGGCGCCGCTTCACGCTTCGGTCCACCACGCGCTCGGGAACCCCCGCATCGCGGAAGGCCATCCGAGAGATACGCTTCTCCAGGTCCTGTCGCTTGCGGAAGTGCTGGACCGAGTCCTCCTCTCGCTTGTTCTTGACGTCAATCGCGGCGGTCTGGAGAACAAGCTCCTCCCAGCCGTTGATGCCGTCAAAGGTGTCGGCGTCCAGGGCAAGCGGAGTCGCGCACGGGATGTACTCCATCTTCATCGTGATGGCCTCCGTTGGGGCAGAGAGCAGCATCCGCTCCTCTTCCTGGCACGGCTCAACCGGCCGGAAGTACCCTGGCTGCTCTTGCGCGTAGAGGCCGCGGAGCTTGTAGAAATCGGTCGGAAGCACGTAGCTGTCCGTCCCGGCGATGACAGAGATGGTCGTCTCCTTCAGGAAGTAGTCGCTGGGGGAGCTGATGACGAGCTTGTCGTAAACGTAGGTGATGGCGCTGTTGATGTAGCGCGTCAGCTCTGCGTCGGAGAGGTGCGTGTCGTTTTCGGTATCCGTCAGCTCCCGGAGCCGCGTCCGGAGCTGGAGGAGGGTCTGCGTCAGGGCCATGGGCGAAAAATACGCGAGAGGAGCTTGCGGTTCCAGCCACAAAAAACGAAAGCCCCCTTGCGGGGGATTCCGTCAGTCACAGCACTTGATGAACGCCATCAGGGCCTTGGCCTTCTCTTCGGGGGACTTGGCCTTCTCAAAGGCCTTCATCGCGAGGACATGGTCCTCGGAGACTTCCATCTCCCCGTCTTCCTCTTCCTCGTCATCCTCCATCTCCGGGTCGCTCTCGGGGGCCTTGGGAGGCTTTCCGAGAACAATGGAGATGGAGGGTTTCCCCTTGCCCATCACGGCTGGGGACTCCCGATAAAGAGGACGTCAATGTTCATGAGAGCATTGAGCGGCGCGTCGGCGAGAGCTGGGGTCGCAAGGTCCCAGACCTCAATGGCGATGGTCGGGAACGTGTTGGGCGCAGTCGCTTGCGTGAGGGAGCCCTCCACGTACTTGATGAGCATCGGGGCTACGGTTGCGGCCGTGTGAACCGTGCCCATGAAGCTGACCACCGCAACGCCCGCGTCCGAAAGCGTGAGTGTGTAGCGACCCAGGGCCGTGCGGGATACGGAACGAATTCCGCGACCCGCACGACCGATGAGGTTGGTGCCGATGGCCGGCTTCGTGGGAGCGGCAGCGCCAGCACCCAGAAGAGAGCCATGCATGAGGTAAACGTTGGCCGTGGTGCAGCCAACGATAGGGTAGAGCTGGGCTTGCCGCATGGGATTACCTCAGAGCCCGACGCCAGTGAGACGGACGTTCGGAGCAGGGTTGTTGACGATGAGGTTCCCGTAGAACGCCCACCGAGCCTCAAAGACGTCTTCCGTCGGGAGGCGGAGGTAGCGAACCCCGTCCCACGTCTGAAGGTGCGGAGCCGAGTCCAGGCTCTTGAGAAGGAAGGTCTCGTCGTTTAGGAGCCACGCGGTATTGCGGGGGCAGAACGGGTCCTTGATGATGCGAATCTGGCCGTTGTCGCCTTCAATGTAGGCGTCTTGGAAGCCGGCTGTCGCAGCGCCGCCACCACCATCGTAGATGATTTTCGCACCGAGCGACCGCTTGAGGGCGGTGAACTCCAGTGTATTCATGACAATGACGTTGGGGTCGCCGATGCCGATGAACCCCGCCTGAGCAGTGGCGTCCATCACGGCGTCTTCAATCGTCCAGCCCGTGTAGTCCTGGGTCTGGCCGCTGAAGGCGACCGGGTCCGTGTTTCGGTTGAGGCCGAAGAGCGTGCCCGGAGTCGTGCCGCCGGTAATCCACTGACCGAGGCCCGTGAGTACCGAGTTGTTGACGCCCGCAGAGCTATTGTCGCCGAAGCGGCAAAGGTAGTCGGTATCCGTGACGCCCGTGATGCTCGCGCTGAGTGCCGCGGCGAAGGTGAGCGTTCGGTTCTTTCGGTCAATGCCCGTAACACGGGCAGAGCCGACACGGACGGTCGGGGAGAAGCCGGTCGTGGAGACGGCCGCCACGAGCATCCCGAGCGCGAAGTAGTTCATGTTCGCGCTCGCAGCGAGCGTGACGGTCGTGGTCGCAGAGCCCGAAAGAATCTGCGCGAGCGTCCCATCGCCGGTGCCGTACATGTACGTGGAGAGACCGATGAGTTCGGTCTTCACCGCCCCATCCATCTCGTTCTGCCAAAGGTCAACAAGGGCACCCTCGGTCTTCACGGCAGCCTTCAGCGCTTCGCCAGCGATACGCGCAACGCCGTAGTGGCTCTTGCGGGTGACCTGGAAACGCTTGTAGTTGCCTTGCTGCGCGGCCGTCTGCGCATTCGCGACCGTGGAGCTGGAGCCCTGCGGGTACGCGTTCTGAATCGCAACGATAGCGCTATCGCCAACGAAGTCCGTCTTCTTCTTCGTTTTCTTGAAGAGGTTGAACTTGTCGTTGATGCTCTTCGGGACTTCGCCCGTCGGGTAGAGGAGCTTGAGCGCTTCCGTAGACCCGGTAACTGTAGCCTCACCTGCCATTGTCTTTAATCCTTGTTACCGGCGGCCTCTGCCGCACGGACTGCATTTTTCACTGCACGGACCGCGGCTTCGCGCCGCGCGTCTTCGTCGTCAACGATGGTTTCCGGGGCCCGCCGGGTTCCCGTCTCCTTGCTGGAGATAGGACTTGCTTGCTTGGGGGCCGTCTGCTGCGAAACCGTCCGTGCTTGAAGGCGGCTAGTGGCTTTGGAGACCGTCTTTGCGGCCTCAGCTTCCAGGTACTCTGCCAGCTCCTCAAAGGTCGCTTCAAGTCCCCCCGTCTGGCGGCGGTATTGGAGGGCGATGTTGTCGGCGATGCGCACGAGTTCTTGGGGGCGGTCCTCGTAGAGGGCCGTCAGGTGAGGATGCTTGTCCTCCGAAAGGGCGATGGCCGTGAACTGCTCCACGGCGGTTGTGCGGGCCTGGGCTTCCTGCTGGGCTTGGTAGGAGCGAACCTGCTCCTCCTCACGAGCGCGGCGAGCTGCGAGTTCTTGCTCCAGCCGCTCAATGCGCTGCTCTTCCTTGCTCTTCGCTTGCTTGGCCTTCTCTTCGGGGGAGGTGGCGTCGGCGAGCTGGAGAAGGAATTCCTCCGGGTCAATACCGGACTCTCGGATGGCGCGAACGGGGTCCGCCCGCAGCATCGCGTACCATTCCTTGTGGCGCTGAACCTCTTCCGCAGCGGCGCGAACCTTGGCGAGTTCGGCTTGCGCCGTTCCCGTCAGGAAATCGTGCTCTTCCTTGGCCTTTGCGCGGGCGGCCTGGATGGCTTCCCGCTGCTTGACGCGAATGGAGAGCTGGTCCAGCTCTTCCTTTGCGCCAGCGGGCTCTTCCTTGGGGGCTTCGGGCTTCTTTTCAGGCTCTTCGGCCCCCTCTTTCTCGGCATCCTCTGCGGCGACAAGCTGCGAGACAGCCTTGACGGCAAGGTCGCGCCGGTCGTCTTCGGAAAGCGAGGTAAGGTCGGGGGTTTCTACGACTGCGGATTCAGTTTCGGTGCTCATTTTGGTCCTTGGTCACTGAGGCATGGGAGGCATCGGAGCCTGTGGCGCTCCGGTAGGGGGCATCATGGGCGCAGGTCCTTGGGGTGGCATCATGGGGCCGGGCGGAGGGGGAGCCGGCCCAGGCATCGGAGGCGGGGCTCCGGGCATGGGCGGGGCGAGGGGGTCTACCGGCTGGGCGGGGGGATTCAGAAGCGCGTCGCAGTCTTGGATGTAACGCGCGAGAAGTCCCAGCCGCTCGTCGTCCGCATCACTGCGGATTCGGTACAAGTTGAAGAACCCGAGCGCAGTTTTCTTGGCCACGTCCAGGTCATCCAGACCGAGCGGTTCGTAGTAGATGCCCTCTTCAACAATCTTCGTAAGCGTCTTGCGGATGACCTCCACCGGGGAGGAGATGAGGTCGTTTTCCGACTCAATATCGGGGACTTCAAGGAGCGCGCGGAAGGTCCGCTCGTCAATGACGCCCGCTTCTTTGAGGCGGCTAAGCTCGGACACGCGGCCCGAGAAACTGTGAGGAAGCTGGCTCATCGGAAGGATACGCAGCTTCATGAAGCGCCGGTCCACCTTGCACTTTTTGAAGTCCACAATGCGGATAGAGCCCTTCGTATCTCCAGGCGCAGAGACCTGAACCCGAACGCCGCGAGAGTCCAGCTCTTCGCACTCGTCCAGGATGACGTCCGCAAGCTCCACCATGGCCGACTCGTAGCGGCGATGAACCATGGCCTGCCGGTCGGTCCCACTGTCCTGCCAGCGCTCCATGGCGGCGCCAGAGGCCTCGCGGAGCTGCGCGGGGAGCTGCTGGGTTGCCTCAAACTGGGAGACGCCCACGAGCGAGCGCATCCGCTGCGGGAGCCCATCGCGCTCCTGGTAGGCCGCCGGGTGAATCGGGGTCGCGTTCCATTCCGTAGGAGGGCTTCCCTCGTACTCAATGATGGACCCGATTTCGTTGTCAATCTGAGCCTTCACGACCTCGCCAGCCTTGACGAGCAAGCGGGGGACACCAAGAAGGTCGTGGCTTCGCTCAATGCGCTTGGCGAGCTTGTCCAAGTTGCGCTGGCACGGCGCAAGGCGGTCCACGGCCGAGCGCCCCCAGAAGCCGGCAGCCGTGAAGCCGTTGCGCGCAAAGGCGAACGGAAAGCGGGTTCGCGTGTACGGGAGCTTCACAAGCGTCGCAGAGCGCAAGTACATGACATACATGCCGTCTTTGGCCTTCGGGCCTGACGGAAGATGCCAGGCCTCGTAGACGCAGAGGGAGTCGGAGAACGAGCTGTTGGTGGAGGTCTGCTCGTCCCAGCCGGTCTCGTCCAGAACGGCCTTGCGGCGCGCTTCCTTGGACCCCACGTATCCTTCGCCAGCCTGGGAAACGCGCTCCAGGAGCGTCCAGCGGTCCACAAACGAGCGGCGGTAGAGCGACCGCGGCTTCCCGTTCCGGGACTCCATGAGGTCCGTGGCGAGATGGATGGGGTTCTGGCGCTCCACGACAACGCGAGCTTCCGCGTCGTTCTCGTCCGTCATCTCGTGGGAGACAAAGAGGACGCCCGTGCCGGCGATGAGCGTGTCCATGCCGAAGAGCGGGACGACTTCGCCGTGAATCTTGTTGTCCTCGTAGACGCCACCGAGGAAGCGGCCGAGTTCCTTAGCGCGCTGCTGCTGGCCCCAGTCCCCATCCACCGTGCAGGGTGAAGGGATGATTTTATTTTTGAATACGCCAGCGTGGAGCGTCTCCAGCGTGTTGGCTAGTTGGTTCTCGCTCATCTCGTCCACGAAGATGGGGGAGAGCTTCGGGAGCCCGTCCAGGCCTTCCAGCGTGTCGCCGTAGAGGGACCAGGCTTCGCGGATAGCGTCTACACGCTGCGAGGACGCGTCCCAGACGTCTTTTGCGAGGCTATTCAGAACCTTGTGCGGTTCCGACTCCAACCACCACGCCTTGGCCGTCCGTTTGTCCATGGGCCGGTTGTACGCTGGCACGGCGCTTGCGTTCAAGGCGCGCCTCCTGGAGGTTGCCCATAAGCTTGGCGATTCCCTCCAGGCGAGCCAGGTCTTCCAGCGCAGCCTCGTGCATGCGTTTCGCTTCGGCCATCAGCTCGTGCGCTTCGGACGCCTTCCGCTCTGCCGTTGCCAGCATGGCGTGCGTCATCCGCAGCGAAACCTCAAGCTCCGCGGAGAGTTCCGCGTACTCAATGTCTCGGGCGATTTCGCTCCGCCCGTCGCTCTCCGGCGAGTCGTTTGGCGGTGGTTCGTTCCAAAGCGGCAAGGTGCTTCTTCTCCTGGGAATTCTCCCACTCTCGCAAGCGCTTGGCCATGTAATCCCTGTAAGCCTGAGAGTCAATGTCTGGACGCTGCTCTTCGGGAGCATCCTTCAGCCGGGCATAGGCCAGCTCGTTCACAGCGGCTACCCAGGACGAGAGAAGGTCGCCGTGGCCTTTCCCAGCTCTTCGGGGCATGCGCACGGTCTTGCGACCGCCGCTCGTCTCCACGACCTTGACGAGGCTGGCCTGGTCGCGGAGAGCACGGATAGGAGGAACCACGACGCGTTGTTCCTGAAGGCACGCCTTGACGCGCGCATACGCCTCAAGCTTCGCGTCCCCGCCGTCACGAACCGTCCAAAGGTTGAGCTTAAAGTCGCGAAGAATCTCACGCAGCGCCTCCTGGTAGAACTGGTCGGCGTAGATGCCCCGGATGCCGTAAGGCTCCACCAGCTTCGCGAACTCTGCCACGACCTCGCGGGGGCGCAAAGGGGAACCCTTCACGGGACGAAGTTCGTGCGTCAGGACGGTCTGGTAGCGCCGGCCGTCGTAGGCGACGATGGAGAGCGCAGAGGCGTCGGAGACGAAGCCAAAGTCTGCGGCGGCCACGTACCGCCACGTCGGGCTGAAGGGAAGGGGATAGGTCCCCTCACCAACGATGAAGTCCTTCGGGTCAAAGAACTCGGACGAGCCGACCGTCTTCCGTTCGCAGTAGAACTCCCGGCGCGCGTTGTCCTCGTCGCGCTCCATTTCGGTCGCGATGATTTCGGCGATGACCGCGTCATTCGGGCGCATGAGGTCCGTGGGGGCGACCATGGCGACGCAGGTCGTCGGGTTCCCCCAGTTCTTCTCAAACATCTCGCCCATGAGCGTTTCTACGGGCCAAGGCGTGCTGATGAGCATCCCCTTCCCGAGCAAGCGCGGAACAAGGGCGCCAAAGACCGCGCGGTCGGTCACGGCGTAGGTTCCCTCGTCGTTGGCGGAGTAGAAGAACTCGGCCTCGTCCAGGAGGAAGCAAAGGATGGAGCGGCCGCGGAGCGAGGACCCGCCGCGGCTGGCTGCGAAGGCTTCAATGACTGCCGTTCGGCCGTCTGGGCGCTTGACGAAGATGGCGTCCTTGTCCGCGGAGACGAAGTGCGGCTTGAGATGTGGGGAGTCCATCATCTCGGTCGCCATCCGGATGGAAAGGCGCGCCGTGGGCTTGTCCGGCGCGATGATGGCTGCAACCGGAACGTCGCCGGGGCCGCAGCGGGACGCGTCACCCAAGAGGGCGCAGTATATGCAGTAGGCCGCGCAGAGGGTCGTCTTTCCGCTTCCTCGTCCCAGGGAGAGAACGACGAACTTCCGGGCACGCTCAGGGATGACTTCAATGTCCCCGAGCATCTTCCGGGCATACTCGCGCTCCTCCCCCGTCAGGTCGCAAGGGTTCAGGTCCCCGAAGCCGATTTTGGCAACAACGGACTGGCCAACCGTCAGCTTGAGACCTAAACTCTTACTGCAGAACGTATGAAACGAAACGACAACCTTCGGCGCGGTCATTCAGAGTCCCCCCCGGAGACGGGCAAGGGCACGGAGGTAGGGGTTTTCCTCTTCCTTGGGCTGGTTGGCGAACGCCGCAGCCGTAGCGCTGGCATCCTGAGGACGGGAAGCCGTAGCGGTCGGGGATTCCCCGAGACCGCGGGCGGACTGGAGGAGCTTCTCCCCTTCCATCAGGTCCTTCCCCGTCGGGCTGTAGTCGCTTTTGCCCTTGCCACGGAAGGTCGCGTTGACCGACGGAGCGGCTGCGTTGGCGCGCTGCGCAGCGGCCTCTGCGGGGCCCGCAGACGAGCCTTTGAGCGATCCCATGAGGTCTGCGAGTTCCTGGTCAATCGTCTTTCTGCGTGGCGCTGGAGCGGCTGCACGAGGCTGCGGAGCTTGGGCCTGGGCAGGAGCCGGAGCAGCGGGTCCCTTCGGCGGAGCTTCGGTCTCCGGGTCAAAGCGGTCCGGCGGGGGGACGTAGTTCGGGTCGGCGGCCTCTGCGGCGAGCTGATGCATCTCCGCGAGCGTGAAGGTTCCGGAGTCGGCCTTGTCCTTGTAGAGCTGCGCGGCCCGGGCTCGCTTGTCGCGCTCCGGGTCATACATCGGAGAGGTAAATCCCATCGTCATTTTGCTACCTCGGTAGGGTCAAAGAGTTCGGTTCCGGTCAGGACGAGTCGGATGGCTTCCTCTTCGGGGATGCCTGCGTCTGGAAGTTCCACGGAGATGGCGTCTTCTGCGCCGTGGCAGCGCGCGCGGACTTCCACGGACCGTTTGCCGGGGATGTAGTCCACGAGTTCCACAGCCTCTACGCGCTTGAGGCACGTTCGGCAGCGGGGCATGTTGACGCCCTCCTCCTGATGGCTCCCTTCGGGAAGGTAGAGCTTGTGACGAAGACTTTGGAAGAACTTACGCTTTTTCAATGGTACACCACCTCTCCGCCCGTTCCGCCGTAGTCGCAAAGCTGCTCTGCCGGGGGCTCAGATACGAACGCATGAAAACCGTGCGACTCGTCAGGGTCCTTGGGGAGGTCCATCTTCACGACGACGTGAAGCGGGAGAAGGCACTTCCGACCGAAGTCCTTGGAATCGGGGTTGATGACTTCCAGCTGAACGCACTGGGCGGACGGCACGAGGGAGATGGAGAAGCCCATGGACTCGGTCACGGCCGAGAAGGCTCCGCCGGGGAGCGGGATAACTTTGGAGAATGCAACGGTCTTGATGGGAATCATTCGTCACCGGAGAGCAGGTAAGGGTTGAACGAGCGGCCTTGCGGACGCTTGGAGGGGAGAGCGTGTTGGAAGCCAGCTTCCCCGCAGACGGTCAGGACAAGCTTGCGGCCCAGTCCATGACCGCGAAGGTCACGAGGAACGTAAACGTGAAATAGGCGTCCCTGCGAGCCTGCGACCCAACCCTGGACCACGCACGGGTCACTGCCGACGAGGACATGGAAGAGCTTGGAGTCATAGAGCCGACGAGCCGCCTTTGCGAGGGAGGGCCCGAGGCCCTTGTGGTTGACGCCCGCGTCCTTGACGACGGAGAGGGCTGAGCGAGTAAACGTGCTGATGAGGTAGGGAACGTGCTTGTCTTCAGCCGGGATGAGGCTGAGTCCTTGAAAGTCTGTCATTGTAGACCCCAGATAACGAAGATGACGTAGACGGTAACGTAGATGCCGACGAGCCAACCGAGGTCTGGCCCTTCCGGCGGGTAGAAGGTTGCGGTTGTCATTGCTTGTCCTCAAAGAATGCGGACGTGGTTGCGTTCTTGGAGCGTAGCTTGGCGGCGGTCTCCGCTTCCCGCGCGCAAAGCTCCCAGGCCGAGAGGGAGTACGTCCGAGCGTTGTTGGCGAACGATGCGCTCTTGACGAGGAAGTCTTGCTGGCCCTCTTCCAGCCCCAGCTCCAGGAAGTAGGACGCAAAAGCATGGAGGCGCGCTTCGGTCGCAACGATGATGCCGACCCCGGAGCTTACGTAGCCGTGAGCCTTGGTCAGCTCTGCCATGCGAACCCGACGGTACTGCTCACCACGCTTGAGGTGAACGCGTAAACGTGGGTCAGCTTTCTCTGCCTGCTCGGGCGTCAGGGAGCCGCGCGTCATGAGAGGCTTCCTCCCGACCGCTGCCGTGTTTCCAGGCTCAAAGGGACGCCCCTGCTTTGGCGACGTTGCGAGGAGTTGTTCCGTCTGGTCCGCGTTCGCGGGAGTGATGGTTCTTGGTCTCCCAACGCGGGGAGCAAGCTTCCCGTTATGATTCTGTATCAAAGAGTCCATGCCTGAGACCCTAGTCTTTTCCAGCAAAACCAGTCAACTCTACCTGCAGGCTACAAGGATACTTGACACGGTTTCTGGAGGCATGGCATAAGAACTTATGTGTCTCCCCGACGACCCGCCCCTAAGGCGGAGGCGGCGGGGGAGAGTAGAAGCTGAACAGTTGGGCACGTCGGGTAGCCAATAAGTTCTCAGATTGTAGATATAAGGAAAGCTCTGTCCTGTCCAGGATGGGGCTTTTGCTTTATTGGACCCTGACGCTCCAACTGCCTGGAGCTGTTGGGGTTTTTGTTTAGGTAATGCTTTTTCATTTGGGGAAGTTTTTCCGTATGTGGGTCCCTCCCTAAGCCAGCAACCGCCCTCAAGGGGGGATATACCCCTGCAAGAAGGATGCCACGCTAAAGTACTGCAAGGATTGGACCAAGTAGCACACCCCCTACCCTTGCTGCAAGGGATGTGCCAGGTTGAGCCACTGCAAGGATTGTGCCAGTGATGGGGAACATCGTTGGGAGGGGGGCACCTACTGAAGGCTGCCGAGCACCTACTGAGAGCTACCGAGAGCCCCCTAGAGCTACTGAGCGCCCTAGGAGACACCAGGAAGCCCCAAAAGCAAAGACCCTCTACCGCTAGGGTAGAAGGGCCAAAGGCTGTAGGAAGCGATTCTAGGCTGTAGGAGCGTCCACTAGACCTACACGCCACCAAGTGCCATTCGTCTCATCCCACAGAAAGAAAGCGTATGGGATACCAGCTACGCTGTCATCCACAAGCGCACTGTGTAGGCTATCGTCCCCATTCCCAGAGAAGGCAGCCAGGGCGAGGCCTTCCGCCTTGTGGTCTAGCTCGGGAGCGATAGACCGCGAGCATACCTCTATGAAGAGCGTATCCAGAGGGTCGGCGGGATGCACCGCAATCCAAAGGGAACCATCGCTACCGGCAATAACCGTGCCAGCGTAGTCCCGTACCGTCGTGTTATGGGTCGTTTTCATCGCTTGTCGGCTTTCTCTTGAAGGTCGCTTTCCGCGCACGCCAGGTCGTCTAGAAGGCCGGGGAACGCTGCAGCGGGATGCGGTAGCTCGCTCCCGTCGTCGTCGCTGCCAGGGTAGACGGCGCAGGCCACTACCAGCGCGTGCAGGTCAAGCTCGCTCATGGCCGTCCCTAGGCTACAGTAAGACGCGTAGACCTCCTTCCACCGTCCACGGCGGCCTTTTCGCACGTCAAGGGCTACCGTGTAGGTTTCCCGTCCCGACCTGCCAGAGCAACGCCAGTCATAATCCCACCGTACACGCCATGCCTCTCCGGTCGTGCGGTAGGTGTTTACGATGCACTGGCGGTTCTTAAAGATTCTCATCGGCTCACCCCCGTCGTCTCTACCACCGTAGCGGCCCCTGCAATCGCTGTAGCGCGCTCTGCGAACCTCGCCGCATACCTGATAGCCGCGGAGCGTGAAGCGAGTCCCACGCGTGCCTGGAGGAGCTGCAAAGCCTTGTCGGTTTCTTCGTCCAACGTGATGGAAATTTTCGGAATCACTTGTCCCACCCTTTCCCGTAAAGAACGCGAACCTCGCCAAGCAACCGCCCATCCTTGCGACGCCGGAAAACCAGCGTGTCCCGCTTCGTCCCGTCCGCTTCGCCCCAAGCGCCATCCCATTCAATGGCGACCGGTACGCGTCCCGCGAGTGCCCGCTTCCCGATGGCTTCCGCGTGAGCATCGGCCGTCCGCTCCGACTTGCACCGGCGCGCGTCCGCGTCGCACCTATGCAGGTCGTTTACACAGCCTTCGCTACTGAGTTCGTAACGTATCACCTCAAAAGATGCTGTAAACATGGTGTCTCCTCAGCGCTTGCTTTTCGCGTCTTTGATGTACGCCTGTGTAGGATAGTCAAAACCTTCAGCCGTCACCCATTCGTCACACTCCGCCAGAATGGCGGCAATCGCGAGGGTATCCGAGGAGCCGTAGCGGCCAGAGCGCCGAGAAGCGCGGTACCAGGTACGCGCCGCGGTAAGCGCGGCTGCGTTGGTGTCAAGGTAGCTCGCGAGGTCAAGCGTACCAGCGTGGGCGGCGTCTTGAATCCTGCGAAGGTGTCCCAGAAAGCACCCGTAGGCAGCAACGTCTACGGGGCAAGGGTAGTACGCATTCGCAAAGCGCTTGCCCATGGCGCGATGCTTGCGCTCCTCTGCGATAAGCGTTGCTCCGTCGGCGCTGGCGAGAACGCTCATATCTTGCTCAAGGCGCTTGAGCGCGCGGCGAATAGCCTGGTTCCGCGTAGGACGGGCACTCACAGTGCACCCCGCGCCGCTTCGCGAGCCGCAAGCTCACAGCCCACGGACGCGGCGAGCGCGTCGTAGCGGGCAACGCGCGGGAAACGCTGGCGAAGGGCGGCCGCCTCGTAGTGAGCCGCTTTGCGGTCATCGCCAAGGGCGGAAAAGATTGAAGCCATGATGAGGGCGGAAGATGCGGTCATGTTGGTTTTCATTGTGTTTCTAGCTCCGTTGTCGTTGCGGTGTGTAGTGAGTATGTATCTGTTACCGGTTGCCGTCAAGAATCTTTTCGTCGTTCGTGTCGTTTTCTTTTTCACCCTTCCGTGACAACGGCGTCGCCGATAGCAGCCGCGAGGGCGGCCGATTCTGCCTTGGTCACCGCGGCGACGACCACGAAGCCCGCGACGACGGAAGGCGCGAGGCCTGCGTTCTGCAGGCGGACCACAAGGCGGACGGTTTCGCGGTGAGTGCCCATTTTGATTCGCGTCGTCATGCCAGTCCTATAGCTAGCGCCGTGCCAGCTCCACCGCATGCCTACCTAGTGGGTGATTCGTACGCATAGCTAAGTGATTCCGACGACTTAACCTGTCTCCGATGTTCGCTCGGAAACAGGCAGGGTATGACTTCCGTGTCATGGCGTCCAAACGGCAACCGTCGCAAGTAGGCGATGTTGCTAGCTTTGGGCGCCTTTTCACGTTTTGCGTACCACGTAAAACTTTGCGTACCTTCGCCGGATACCTCCTTAGTGCATGCGAGCGCGCGCACGTAGCAAGATGCATGCCAATCCTTGGCACCGAGGCCAAAAACGAGGTCTTCCCCGGCGAGGTCGGCCCGAGCTGGGAAACCCTCCCGTAACGAGGCCCTTTTATTGGGGGACTTTCACAGCCCGGCGCAGAATCCTCAGCCCTCGTAGCAGCCCGCTTCGGGGGCTTCTGCATGGGCGAGTTTGCCTCGCGGAAGCTAGGTTCCAGCAAACGGAAAGGCCCACCTCGGTGAGAGGCGGGCCCGTAGTGTAGTGGAAAAGTCTAAGTATTAATCGGAAACGAGCGCGTACACCGCATCGGGCAGTTGGAATGGGTCAGCGCTTTCGCTCCATCGGCCATTCACCCATGAGCCATTGTGGCCCGCGTTGTACCGGGCAGCGCATCCATACTTGTAATAAAACTTTCCATGCTTGTTCAGGAACCCGACAATGCGCATCCCTGCCGGCACCTTGTAGTCGGGTACGGGGTATTTGCGAGCCTTGCTCATGCCTTCATCTCCTTCCAAATCGTCTTGCTGATGACGACCTTCTCCACACGGTAGTAGTCGTCGTCAATGTCGGGGTCATCTCCGTCTCCGCTGGCCTTCATGTCCGTCCGTGCCCAGAACTCATCGGGAGCGAGTTCGTCCTGGAAGATGGTCTCCACGTAGTTTCCCCAGCGCCACGTGCCCACAATATCGTCGGTGACGTACTTGAGCCTCTTCCAGGGCTTTCCGTCCTTGAGGATGAGGTAGTCCTCATCATCGCCGTTCTCGCCAAGCGAGATGCCGTCCTTGCCCGCTGTGAACTTGAGATTGCTCATGCGTCTTTCTCCATGATGTAAACAGGAACAACCGTCCCACCAGTGAGGTAGTGGTTGCTACGCGTTCCGTTTGCGGCATTCACAGCGTCGTGATGCCGGCGGTAAAGGCTTGTGCGTCTCGTCCTGTCGTTGCCACTGTGAACGGCCCATCCGACGAGGCGCATCCCGGCTGGCATCACTTGTTCTTTCTCTTCCGTCGCCATCTTTGCACCGTCTCCTCTGCAACCTCCAAACAGGCTGCGATAACATTTGCTGACTTGCCTGCGGCTTCTGGCGCGAATGCCAGCGCCCGCATCTTCTTGTAGTGCTCTGCGTGGGAAGGAGAAGGGGCCGCCAGAGCAGCGACCGCCTTCTCTCGTAGTGCCGAGACGCTCATAAGAGCTGCCTGTCCTTAGGCTTGGTGGGGAACTTGTGTCCATCGGGGAACGAGGTTACTCCGGCGATGTTGCGACCCGTTACCGTGGTCTGCCGCCCGTCTTTCCAGTAGACGATTAGTCCTCCATTTTCGCAATCGCGAACGGACGAAACATCCGGCCATGAGGTGTCAATGACCGCTCCGTACACGGCGTAAATAACGCCGTTGCCCCCGTCGTACCCTGTCACAACATCCGTGAAGAAACTGTATACCTTTCGCATACTACCCTGCCTGCTTCGGCTTCTTGCCGGCTGCTACTGCGTCTCGGATGATGGACCTGAACTCGTCGTAGATGCCTCCAGAGCGGTCCAGGTAGTTAAAGAGCGAGGAGCGGTCCACGCCGCATTGCTCTGCGGCATCGGCCATGGTGACGCCCTTTCGGATGAGCGCAGCAATCTTCCGGGCGAGTGGAAGGGATGCCTTAGCGGGCTGGCCGGGTCCGTCAGCCATCAGTTGTCCGACCCGTTGCTGAGCGTTTGCTCAATCTCCGCCATGATGGGTGCCGCGTTTTCGCGCACGATTTCAAGTTCGTTCATGATTTGGGCGCGGGCACGCTCTGCCGACGCAAGAGCAGCAGAGTTCATCTTTCGTGCCAGCGCCGGGGTGCCGATGCCTCGCTGCTGGATAGCGGCCTCCACACGGTCGCGCTCCGCGTTCAGCGTATTTGCAAGATATCCGAGAACCTGCGCCGCACGCTCTGCACGCACAGCGTATTCCACGAGCGAATCATCATCCTCAAAGTCAACCTCTCCGAGCGCTCGCGAAGAGTCCGCGAGGGACACTTTGGCAATGGAAAGGACCGTTTCGTGCACGGCGGTGGCGATGGAGACAAGCGAGTCGCGATGGTGCTTCGGAAGTTTCTGGCTGCTCATTTTCTTTTGGTCCAAATCCAGCGTCCGCTGGCGTTAGAGTAAACCTTGTCGCCGACGTAGACCGGCAACCCTCGCTCCTTCACACCGCCAAGAATCTCGTTGGCTTTCTTCGCGGCGGCTTGAGCAAGTACTACATCGGTCGCGTAAGAGTCTTGCGCAAGGTCCAGGAGTCTTTTTTCGTCACCCTCGCGGGCGATTCTCTGGAAGTAGCCGTCCACCGTAGGGCATGACAGGAGGGCCGGGCAGTACGCCTCGCAGCAATGCGGGCCGGGGATGGGCTTGGAGCGCCGGGAAAGGCCATCCAGAGCGCTTCGGATGCGGCCCTTGTGGACTACGTAGTCCTCAGCCGTGAACTCGCTGGCAACCGTCTTCCCGTCGCTCAGGTAGACCACGCTCGTGAAGATACGGCCAGGCGGACCAAGCTCGCCGGCGGCCTCAAAGAACGTGGCGGCAAGGGTGTAGACCTGCTCCCAGGCCGTCTTTCCCATGCCCGTCTTCCAGTCCAGGATGAGGAGGTCTCCGTCCCGCTCTCCGAGGACGTCAATCGTACCGAAGATGTAGCCCTCCATCTTCGGGTAGTCGCGAGCCGTCATGAGGACTTCGGGGCCCCACGTCTTGCCGTGGACCGGGTCCCAGCCGACGGTGACCTCCGGCCGAAGCTTCCAGCCTTCCGCGCGGAGCTGCTCCACCTCGCGCTTGCCGCACCGGAAGAGCTGCTCCTCTTCTTGGGCCGACTCTTCGGGCGTCGCAGAAGATGGCCCCGACGGGAGCCCAAGCATGTAGCGCTCAATGCGCTCGTGGACGCGGTGGCCTTTCTCGGCCGCTTCGCCGGTTGTGTCCGGCATCTTTGGAAGATGCTCCCACGCCTGGCACGCCAGGACGAGGTTCGTTTTGCTTGCTGTAAACATGATGCTCCAAAGAAAAGCCCCCATTGCTGGGGGCTGGTTGTTAGCGACGGTCTCCACGGGGGTCGCACTGGCCTTCGGTGCCGAACTGGTCGTCGCCCAGAAGCTCGTCAAGCCATTCGTCAAAAAGCCGGAACGCCTCAGGTTCCCAGTAGTCCATGCCGCCTTCCTTCTGGAGCTTCAGGAGCGCCCGGAGGCGGCGGCGGATGTTAGAGGCTTTGGTTTTACTTACCTTCCTCATGGTTCAATCCCTGAACTTCGGCAGAACGGCGCCGGGCGGCATGTGTCCACCATACTTTGCAAGGTCCTGGTAACAGCCCCCCGCAGCGCGCCATCTGGCGGCCCGCTCTTTGGCGTCCTTCTCTGCTTTCTGGTCAGCGAAGTTGCCTGCGCACCAGCACTCATAACGGCACCCGCGTGTACAATTGAACATGATTTTCCTACTTTGCGAGATGTTCCCGCACGTACGCGGGGGTTACCGAGCCGTCTTCCAGGCCGCGGCGGATGTTGTCCAGGACGGCCGCAGAGCGAGCGCCCTTTCGGAAGGGAATGCTGGCGGACCAGTGAACGCTGTCGTTGTCCACGCCGCTCCCCACGAGCCGGTCAAAGTCCTCGCCGGGTTCCGCGAGGTGAATCTCCCAGGTTCCGTGGTTCAAAACAGAAACTCGTCGTCGGGAACTTCGTAGCTCTCGGTCGGGTCCGGGGCCTTGCGCTGCGGGGCCGTGGCACGGCGCTTCGCGGGGCTGTTGGGACTGCCGCCGCTCGGACGGGCATCGGAGACGAAGACGTCGCGGGAGATTCGGGGGGCGCCGGTAGCCTTGTCCGTGTAGATGCGGACCGACAGGGTTCCATCCACCTCGCCGAACCAGTTGTCCGCCGTGGGCATCGGCGTGTCACCGAAGCAACGGAGGTTGTAGTAAGTGTTGACGTAGAACTTGCCGTTCTTCTCGCGAATCTTCACGCCAGCGGCGCGCGCTTCCTCCAACTCCTTGCCGATGATGGATTCCGACTCCGCGAAGGAGGCGACCCAGCCGGCCGTGCCGGTCTTGGCAACGTGTTCCTTCGGGTCGTTCAGGTAGCCTTTGAGTGTAACTTTTGCCATGTTCTTTATCCTGCGTTGAAACTTGCGAGAATGATTCCGGCCTCTTGTCCTGGATAGGCTCGGCCGATGAGTGTAACACGAAGCGTGTCAGGCTTCACGGGCCACGTGCACCGACGAAGCTGGCTGCTGAATGATGGATAGCCAAGCCCGTTGTCTGGTTCTTGGTCTGGCTCATCACCGTGGCACGGGTGCATGGCGCGAGCCTGGCTGGGGGACGTGGCGGCACAGACGAACGAATCGTATTCGTCAAAGCGGTACTCGTCCGTGCGCTCCACCTTGTAGATGCCCAGCTTAGGCATCAATGCGCCTTAAACAGCGCTACCGCGCCGTCGTAGAGCCGCTGCCAGTCCGGAGATGCGACTCGCGTCGGGTCCTTTGCGATGGTCTTGACCAGGCCCTTGAGTTCGTCGCGGTCGGTTGCGGCTTCCTGGCCGGCCGCACAAGCTGCCAGGAGAACCAGACCTCGCGCGATACCAGTCGCAACTTCCGGAGAGGGCTGAGCAGGCTTTGCGGCGGCAGCGGGAGCGGCAGACCGGCGAGCTTCCCCAGCGCGAGCTGCTGCATTGCCGTCGTCGTCCTCGTCAGCCACAACTCCGCAAATCGCAGACAGGCCGTAACGACGGGCGTAGGTGATGGCGGAGCCGATTTTCTGGGGGTCATAGGGGTCCTTGAGGCCGATGCGGAAGCCGTCGGAGAGAATCTCTCCACCCTCGTGAACGAGCGACGTGGTGACTTCCACGAATCCGTTGCCGCCTTCCACAGTTACGGAGCCGCAGCGCTGTAGGATGGTGATGCCGTTGGAGTTGTAGGCCTCCTTGCAGGCGGCGAAGACGCTTCCAAGGTCGGCGTACGCCTTCTTGAAGTGCGGGTTCTCCGCGTCCTTGAGGGCGACCTTCGTGGCCTTCTGTGCAGCGACGAGCGCTACCGCGAACTCTTTTGAAATGCTCATTCGGACACCTCGTCGTCGCCTTCGTCGCCGTTGTAAAGGTTGATGGTTGCCGTGAAGGACTTGCTGCGCAAGACCATTCGCCGTCCGCCGCGGATGTACAGGCTGTAAAGAACGGCGGCTGCGAAGCCGGCGAAGACGCGCATGACGAGGGTGAAGGTCTTGGTGAGCGGGACTTCCGAGATGCGGAGTACCGGGGGAAGTAGGCTGGTCATTTCAGTTTTCCGATGGCTTGTTGGATGGTTGCGCCGGTTCCCCGGAGCTTGTCGCCGTTGTACTTGGTAACGGTTACCGTAACCTTACTAACGGATTCGTCTGCGTCAACGTCAATACTGAGCGCGACGCCTGCAAAAGAGCGGATAAGGTGAGCGAGGGCTTCGGAGTCCTGCGAGGTCACGCGCACTCCTTGGGGTTGTGCCAGCAAATGTCTTGCGGAATCTGGCGCTTGAGCCGGTATGGATGGGGTTCGCAAACACCCGCGAGAGGCCGGCCATTGCGGAGCGCTTCGGCGAACCAGCAGCGGTATGGATTGTTCACAACGTAAGATGCGCACAGCGGGTTAGCTGCCCAAGCGTCGCGCCAACCGCGGCCGTTGTAACCCCATATGCTTCTTGCGCGCTTGCCGTAGAGGTTGTGCCCGATGTTATTGCGCCCTTGATTCGGCGAGGGCCTTTGCCAGGCATCCAAGCAGGAAAAGGAGGCTGCCGAAAGCGTGGATGAAATCATTTTTGCTCACCTCAAAAAGGATTGCCACGAAGTTGATGGTCGCGAGAATGAGGAAGATGTTCATCAGCTGGTCTCCGGTGGGTGGTTGCCGTTATAGAACTCGGCCGCGGTCAAGGCCGCGTCCACGAAGTCACCGTCGCCTGGGAAGATTTCCCCATCCGCGAAGTCCTTGAACTCCAGCTCTTTCAGGAGCTTGATGCCCTCTTCGCGCGTCGCGTAGTAGGTGCAGCCGCCGCCGTCTTCGGCGGAGTCGTCGCGAATCCAGTCGGAGATGGCGACGTCCGTTTCTTCCGGACCGAGGACGTGGTAGACGAGGTGGCCCGTGCCCGTTTGGCGGTTGTAGGAGAAGCCTCGGAGGACGCGCGAGCCGTCTTCTTCTTTGCGGCACCGCGAGATGATGCGGCACTGGACGCGGCCGTTGACTCGTTCTTGAGTGCTTGCGTCATAAGACGCACGGAGATGCTCTTCCAGAAGTGCAGAGCTGAGCGCGTCAGGTCCGCTTGCTGCTGGTTTCCCAGCGTGGTTGAATCGTCCTTGTTCCATTTGTGCTCCGGGTGACATTCTTGTAGCTCTCGGATGATGAGTTCGGCGACCTGCTGCTTGTCCCACGCGATGCAGTACTTGGCAAGGGTTTTCTTGGACCACTTGAGCTGCATTTCCGCCTGAGTCGGGCGGACCTTTCCGCCAGGGGCCTTCAGCTCCAGGCCGAAGAGGAGCCCATCGGGCCGGAGAATCATCACGTCTGGCATACCGGGCGGACCGGAGCCAATCTTTCGCCCTGCGACGAACGCAGAGCCGGAATTCATGCGCCAGAAAAGGAGGCCGGACTCCTCAAGGGAGTCCAGCACCCAGGTCTGGAGTTGGGCCTCAGGCCCCTTCTTGCGGGTCAACCAATTTCTCCGTGTCGGGAAGGGGAATCTGTTGGCAGACGAAAAGCTTGCAGTCGTCTTCTGCGCGAATGGCCCCAAGCATCTTCAGCTCGTTGTAGACTGAGTCGGCGTGGCTCGTGGCTTCGGGGAAGGTGCCGAAGAGCGATTCGTGACGGATGCGCTGAACGCGCGGGGGAGAGCTTCCGCCGGCATCGTACTGCGTGGTTTCAATGACCACGAAGTAGGACTTCTCGGGGACTGCTTCCGGAATCTCGGTCGTCGTGTCAGTTGCCAATTGGGCCTCGGTCGGGACGGGGTTTCGTTTCGCTGCCATGTTTGTTGAGTCTCACGTACTTCGCCGCAAGGCGGTTGTTGGTCTCTTGCTCGGTCTCCAGTTTGAAGATGAATCTCTCGCTGGCAAGGGAGCTGATGCAAAAAACTTCAAAGACCTGGGTGCCCTTCACGATGATGCCGAAGGGCGGCCATCCCATGAACTTCCGGATGGCCTCGCTCACAAGGAGCGTTTTCACGCGCCCCCGGAGATTGTCCATGCCGCTCATGAAGTCAAGGAACGGCTGCACTTTTTTCGGGGACTTTTTGTCGTCGGTCATCGCCGCACCGTGACCTTTGTTACCTTGAAAACCTCTTTGCCGTCAGGAGCGCATTCTTGTTGGGACTTTTCTTTCATGGCCATGGCGGCCAGGCTGTCGGATAGAAACCTTTCTCTGAACGAAATGTTAAAAACCCATGAAAAGCCACCCCGACCTTCTTTTCCAAGGTAGCACCCATCCTTGCGACGGACGACCCAGTACGTTCCGATGACCTTCTTTTGCTTATGATTTTTGTCGGGTTCCAGGCTCATAGAATGTAGTCGTCTTTCCCTCGTACTTGAGCGGCACGATTCCAAGCGGGCCGTTGCGCTGCTTGGCGATGATGAGTTCGGCGTCCTCGGAGTCTTCCTCGCGATGGATGAAGATGATGACGTTGGCGTCCTGCTCAATAAAGCCGCCTCCGTCCTCGCCGCGTATATCCGTGATTTTGGGCCGAGAGTTCTCGCGCTTGGCGCACTCCCGGTTCAACTGCGTAAGACCCACGACTGCGCAGTCAAGCTCCTTGGAGAGCTTTTTCAGCTCTCGGCTGACCTTGCGCATGCCGCCCTCCTTCTCGCCGGATTCAACGAGCTGGAGGTAGTCTACGACGATGATGCGGAGCTTCACGCCGTTGCGTCGCATCCGCAGCGCGTGCGCGCGGGCGCTGCTCAGGATTTGCTGGAGGGAGTACTTGCTGTCCTCCACGACGTAGCGGCCTTCCGGAATCTGGTCCGGAACCGCGACGATGCGCGTCATGGCAGCGTGGCTGAGCGGCACACCTTCGGTGCCGTTCTTGATGCTTCCGACGCCGGTCTCTAGGGAGCGCGCGGAGACGTCTGCAAGCTTCGCGATGAGCCGCTGGGCAGCTTCCTCGCGCGTCATCTCCAAGTGGTAGACGATACCGCCGGCCTTCGGATCGGAGAGCACGATGTGGTCCAACAGCCCCACGCAGAGTGCGGTCTTGCCGACGCCAGGACGAGCGCCAACGACGTAGAAGCGCGCGCCGAGACCAGCGATTTTGCGGTCCAGGCTGGGGATGCCCGTGGACGCAAGGTTCGGCCGCTTCTTGCCGGACACGAGGTCCATGGTGGAGGTCACCGCATCGCGGACGCCCGCGAGCATATCCGTGTCGGTCTGGTCGTCGCCTTGGTAGGCGTCTTGGAGGGCTCTGCCGGCCTCCTCCAGCGCTTCGCTCAGGCTCATGCCCTTGCGGACCTTGCTGGCCACAAGCTCCATCCTGGAGGCGAGGAGACGGCCCCGTGAGGCGCCTGCCACAGCGTGAGCCATGGCCTCCACTTCGGACGGCTCGTGGCCCTCTCCAGCGCGCACAATCTCCAGGAGGTCTTCCGTCGGGAGCTTGGTCGCATCAGAGACGGTCGCACGATTGACGGGGAGCCCTGCCTTCTGGACAGAGACGAGTCCCGCAAATAGCCGAGAGGTATCGGCCGCAACGAAGTCGTCCTGCTTGCAGACGGAAAGCACAAGCTCAAGAGACTCGGGACTGCGCAGTGCAGCCCCGAGAATCGCCCGTTCGGACTGGGTAGCGCTCAACCGCGAGGGCTCCCGAGCGACAGCGCCGACTCCATGAGCGCGCGCATATCAAGATTTTCCTTGCGCAGCTTTTCGCAAGATTCCTTGCAGCTGTCGCGCTCTTGGACCAGTCGCGCGATGTGGCTCAGGTTCGCCTCGCGCTCCTGACGAAGGTTGCACGCCGCCTCGTGCTCCTCAATGTACCTGTCGTTCGCCGCGTTTCGCTGAACCACAAGGTCGGCGTTTTTTTCGGCCGCATCCCGCGCCGCGATGCGCTTCGCCAAGCGCTCGTCTTCCAGGCCCTTCTCCATCGCGCTCATGTCTGCGGCGTACTTCTTCACGAGGTAGGCCGCCTGCTTCAGCGGGTCCGGGCTGCACGCATCCATGCTGAGGTCGTCGTCGCTGGCCCCTTCCAGGGCCTGAATGAGCGCGCCGTACTTCTCCACGGTCTTGGCGGCCATGAGCGCATAGAAGAGCCCGTCCAGCGCTTCCTCCTTCATCTCCTTGCCCCAGTTGCGCTTCGCAAGGTAGACGGGGCCGTATTGCTTGAAGCCCAGCTCGCAGCGGGCCCTGAACTCGGCAATGAGGGACTGTTCCATCTCGGGCAGCTTCATGTTTTCGTGTTCCTTCTCGTGGCTGGCGAAGTCGGCGGGGCGGTTCGGGCCGGCAGCGAACTTTCGCTCGTTTGCAATCTCTTCGGGGGTAAGGGCACGGGAGCCGGCGGGCAGTACTGTCGCGGCCCACTCCCATGAGACTGCGTACGGCCCGCCGCCTACGATGAGATTGCGCGAGGCGAGGGCCATGCTCCCCTTGACTACCATCGCGAGAGCGCGCTTGGCGTCCTCTACGGTTTCAAAGTTTGCCCGCGATACACGCGTACCTGCAAAGTATCCATCTTTGTCGTACGAAAGATAGTGCTCCGACGCTCCGTACTTCACGACAACGTAAAATTCATTCTTTTCCATTTACCTTGTTCTCCGCTGCTTGCTTGCGCTCTTCGCGAACGCACTGGATGAGCTGGTGGTACTGTCGCCCCGTCAGGAGCAGGTCGCTCATGGAGAGGACCTTGCCACCCACCTTTACGAGACGACGTATCAGGTAACCGCCCGGCTTGACGAGCGCAAGCTTTATCTCGTCCTCGCCTGCGATTCCCATATCGTTACGGAACCACGTCACGTCTACGTGGTCCGGGTCCATGGCCTGCTTCTCGCCCGTTGGAGCTGCGAGAGCGACGACCTCTGCGGCCTCTTCTTCGGCCTCCTGGAGCGCCGTCTTGCCCGTAAAGAGCCCGACAGTGCGGGAGGCCGGGTCAGCCTTCTTTGCTGCCATCGGGCGCTTCCAGGGCGAAGTTCCGCAGAAGCCGAGCATAGAACCCGTCCGACAGACTCAGGACGTCTGAGCGACTGCGCAGAAATCCCATGAACTTGTCGTAGGCCGCGGCCTTCTGCTTCTCGTTCGGCTCTCGGGGCTGAATCTCAGTATCCATCACTTGCTCCCCATGTAAGAACTGACGCCGACGATGGTTGCGGTGACCAGGAAAAGCCCGAAGGCTACAAGGTCAAGAATGTCCCCTAACGTATAAATAAACATTACATTCCTTTCAGGTGAGCCACGAAGTCTGCGAAGCTACGCAGCGCTCCGGGCATATGCGTCATAACCTTGTAGGTCTCGCCTCGCAAGGTGTCCGTGTGCTCTTTCCGCTCCACCTCAGAGTTCTTCGGGAGCCAGAGCAGACAAGCGGTCGGCTTGGACAGGAAGATGTAGTGCGCGTCCCGCTTGAAGCTCCCCGCGGAGCAGACAAGCATGGAGCGACGGGAAGCCGGGTCGTCCGTGAAGCGCTCGGACTGAGACTTCACTTCCACGAAAACGCTGTCGCCCATGGGGCCGTCGCCAATGGCCACCACAAGGTCAACCGTGTTCTTCCACTTCGGGTCCAGCGCCTCAGCCTCCGTCTGTGCGACGTGGAGGCCGGGGAACAGGACGTCAAAGCCTTCCGCGCTGATGCGTCCCGCGACGTACGCCTCGCCGTAGTGAGCCAGGGCGAGGCGGTCTTGGAAGTCCTTGAGGTTCATTTTTCCATGAGACGTTTTGCCATTGGAAAACGGCGCGGGGCAAGTGCTCCCCTTAGGCCACCGGGCGCGCATCGCATCAAGCCGCTCCTCTGGGATGCTGCCATCATCGCCAAAGTAATTGCGACCATCGTCGCCAATCCAGTTAGGCATCACGGCACCTCGTCGGGGATGCGGCCGCCCATGCTCGTGTGCAGGATGGCGCTAAAGGCGCGAAGTCCCCGTTGCCGAGACTCGTTCGCCTCGCGAAGAAGGCGCTTTTTGACCCACGTCTGTTTTGGCGGCGCGAATGAGGCAAGGTGCTCTTGCTGGGATGCCGCAAGAAGTCGGCTCAGTAGGGCCCCAAACGCGCGCGCGACCTCCGCCTGCACGGCGCGGTCAAGCTCCAGGGTGTCGGCAATGGGGGCGAAGATTACGTCGCTCCCCTCCTCGCTCAATTGCGGCTCAAATCCGCCTCTGAGGCGCCAGCAGCCGCTTTCCACGTCGTAAAAGGCGATGCTGACTCTCGGTGCACCCAGGCCGATGACGACAACCGGCACGTGAGTCTTCGGCGCCTCGCTCAGGGGGCGCCATGCGCTGGGGGCGGTCATTTCGTCGCCTCGCGCATCTCACCAGTCCCGTCACCCTTGCCGCCGCGGCACTCGCAAAGCTCGCCGTCGGCCAGCGGGCGTCCGCAAACGAACTGCGTATCTACGCCGCACGCATGGGTTGCGGGCTTGCCATTCGGGCGAGTGATTTGGTGCTCTTTGCAGTACGGGGACTCGCTGTCAGCGTCATTGCGACAACTGCACCAGTACATGTCAAACGCGCATTTCCGGCTCATTTCGCACCGCCTTCCGGAAGCGCGGCGGTCATTTCGTCACCTCGCGCATCAAGTCCGATCTTTTCCAGTACAGGCCAGGGTAGACGCGCACGATCGCGAACGGCGATGCTTGGCCGTCACGGAGGATCGCAAACGCACGATCGTCGCCCATGACTTGTACGTGCCGGAAGCTGTCCGACTTAAACCCCTTGCCGAAGAGGGCGTTGATTGCCGTCGCGACGTCGTCGCAAGCAACAGCGACGTTTGCGCCGTCCAGACGAAGGCGCCATTCCGCGTGATGCACGGGTGACGGCTCTCGCGGTGTTGCTTCCCGAATGCGGCGGTAAATGCCGGACACGGAAGACGCAAAGGCGACGATATACTCGCGTTCCACGATGGTCTTGATGATGCCGAATTTCATTTCGCACCGCCTTCCGGAAGCGCGGGGATGGGCAGCCAGACGGAGACTTGGTCCTCGTCGTACCTGCTAGCGTCCCCGATCCATTGGTTGCACGAGTGGCCTTCCCATACCGCCAACTCGCATTGAGAGCGCGCCCCGCTATGACACAAGACGAGGATCTCGGTCCCGTCCCGCGGAGCCGTGTCCATCGGCCGCCATTGAGCCGCGGCCTCAAGCTCCGCGATGCGGCTTTTTGCCTCTTTGAGTTCCTCGTTGCGTCGGTTCACCATTCGGGTGGCGAGTTCGTGCTCTTTCTCGCGGAGTTTCCAGATGGCCTCAAGCTCCGCAATGCGCTCGTCCGACGCGTCTAGGGCGTCAAGGAGGGTCGTGAGTTCGCCTGACACATCAGGGTAACAGTTGGCCCGAATATCGGCCCGCAGTTCCGCACGCTCTTCTTTGCTGATGGTCATTTCAGGTACCCGTCTGCGAAGCCAACGAGTTCCGTCGGGCGGAGTTCCATGACTTCGGCGGAAAGGTTTCCGCTGCTGTACATCTTCTCGTAGAGGGCCGCGCACTTCTTCGCGTCGCTGAGCCGGTTGTAGATTTTGCCGTGGAAGGAGCGAAGCTCCGGGCGAAGGACCGGGCAGACGCGGACAACGAACTGGCGGACTGGCTCAAGGGAGAGCTGGCCATCCGTCCCCTTCTTCCGGGACTTCTTGGGGGGCTGCGACGTGGGCGCGAGTTCTACGGAGGTTTTCATGCGTCTTCTCTTTCTGGTTGAGTTCCTGGTATTCGTACCAACGGTCCCACGCGTCAGCGGGGTCTTCGCAATACATAGTTACGTCTGCTTACTTAGCAAGGTGTAAACGTAGATGACGGAAGGAAAGATGGGTTCGTTCGCTTCGTCATCCCACCGGATTCGGAACTCGCTGAGCCCCAACTCCGACAAGAACTTTACGGTCGCCGATTCCCCTTTGCAACCCCTTTTCGTAAGAATCGGTCTAAAAAAAGAGACCAGTGCAAAGTGCTCACTGGTCCCCTGAACGAAGACGGCGATAGAACGGTCGCCGTCGGTTATCACTGAAGGAAGTCCTCCAGCTTGCCAAGGAGACGTTCCGTTACATCCTGAATGTCTCCCCCGACCCCGCCGCCTCGCTTGACGCTGGCGTACTCCGTACGGAACTCCTCCAGGGTCGTCTTGAGCCACTTCAGTTTGGCGGTGGCCTGGTGCGCTTCCTCGCGGTAGTCGGGCTGCGCTTCGCGCTTGGCGTCGCGATGGAAGGCGACGGCGCTCCAGCTCTGACTCATGCCGAAGATGCCGGAGATGAACGTGAACCCGCAGCCGCGGTCCCGGAGGGCGCGAATAGCCGCAAGGTGCCCCTCGGTAGCCAGGGCATCGTACAGGTCGCGCCCCCGGGCTTCGGGGACCTCGCAGAGCGGCAAAGCGGTTTTGAGAACTTCGGTGATTTGGTCGTTGGTGAGGTTGGTTTTCATGACAAGACCCTTTTAGTCACTGACTGAGGTTCGTCAAGCACAAAAACGTAAACCCCCTTTCGGGGGTTTACGGGAAGCGTTTATCGGTGCTTGCCTTCCTTATTAGTGACAGAAACGGTGGGACTTGAACCCAACTCGCTGCCAGGGTTTACCTCTTGGGTTTTCCCGGTGTTCTCCCAGTTGAACTACGTTTCTGTCGGTAGCGGCGTTGGGTTTCGCACCCAAGACTCCGGGGTATGGGCCCGGCATGATACTGTTTCACTACGCTGCTATAAAAACGTGACAGAAGGGTTGGCAGGAGTTGAACCTACATCTTCCTCGCGGGACGGGCTAACCAGTTGCCCCACAACCCAACTGTCACGCGTTTGTGTTTTGTTTAACCTGGCCTTCGGACGGTGGGTCACCTACCACCTTGCGCTTCCCCCTGGACTTGAACCAGGATTGCCGGTTTCGTAGACCGGTACTCTATCCAATTGAGCTAGGAAAGCAGGCACGGCATTTATAGCCCGGTCCGTGTCCCGGAAGGTTTTGTTTCGTTGATTAGCGGGCCGGACCTTACCGGCTAGCGTACCCCCTCGGTAACGCTCCGAGTCAGCCCATATGGGCAACCAGTTTTGGAGGCTGGCCGGCGTCTTTAGCCGTTTAGAGGTACGTGCTGCGGCGCGTTTTCCCGCTGACCGCCGCATGGATGGCATCCTAGCAACGCTTATCGGTGCGTCAAGGGCTTTCGCGTCAGGTCCAGGATGAAGCGGGAAAAGACCTCCGTGTGACGCTCGGAGCGCCAGTACCGCGAAGCCAGGAAGCGCCTCGTGAGCCGTCTGCGCCAGTCGTTCCGATGCTTCCGGGCGAACGGGAGAGGCCGCCCCGTCCACCGGTAAGCCACGTGCTCTTGGATGGTTGCCGCGAGTTCCTGGGAGGGGTGAGCCCAGAGCCATTCCCGTGGACTGCATCGTGAGCAGTAGGCTTGGCCGTCAAAGCCCCCATCTCCCCAGCATTCGCCGCAAGTGCCGTCTTCGTCCATGAGTGCCTCGCGGACCTCGCAGAGCACCTGGTACTCGTCCAGCGCCTCCTCGTCCTTGTCGTAGTACGGCATCGGAGGGTTGTTCTTGCGTTCGTAGGCTTTGCTGCCGATGCAATGCCAGCAGGTACAGCACCAACCGTTGGCTCGTTTCGTCCGTGCTTTGCGATGATGGAACGTTCGGCTCATGGGACCCTTGTAGTTTCGTTACGGGTTCACGTCAAGGCTCTTTCAGGAGCTTTCCCACAAAATCCAGGCAGCCCATTTCCTCGCATTCGGCCGTGTACAGGCTCCAAGACGGCGCATGCTGGTACCGTCGCACGAAGGTCTCCAAGTCGCTCAGAGACAGGCTTCCCGGCGGCTTCTTGGCAACTCCGGTGAGCGTCGGGCAGTCCTTGCCGTAGGTCACGCCGATGGGGCAGTAGGTCACGGGGCCCGGAAGGTACTTCGCCAGCAGCCCAGTTCGGAAGTTGTTGGCTTCGTCCCACGCGTCAAGCTCTTTCTCAAAACGCTCGTCGTACTTCCCATAACGGCATTCGGTCCAGTACATTTGCGGGTGGACTTCGTCGCAGAAGGCCGCGAATTCCTTGTATGGCCAGTCGCCGTGGAGCGTGCCGAACCCAAACGGCGCATGCGCGATGAAGGCGTCCGGAAGGACCGCGCGGAGCTTTTCGCCAAAGCGAACGGCATCGGCCTGGTGACCCGACCATTCGGCTTCCGCGTCCATGAAGTGCCCACTGGCTCCATCTTCCAGGCATTCCTGGATGTGCTTGACCTCCTGATTTGCCCGTCCGGGCCGGGAGTAGTGCCAGGTGTAGAGCGTGATGCCCTTTTCCTGGCACGCCTTGGCGGTTTCTACGGCCTTTTGCCGGCTCCACCCACCGTCACGGCCACCACCGTCACCGGAGCGCACTGCGAGCCATTTAAAGCCATTTGCTACCATCCGGTCCAGAAGCTTCGGATAGGAGACCAACTTGTGAAATGCGACCCACAGTCCGGGGCCTTCTGTACGTCCAGGCATTTGGCACTAACCTTGCTACGCGCACGCGCGCACTTATGCATACTGTACTTATGCTCTCTTCTCTTTCTTTTCTAAGAGAAGAAGAGAATATAAGAAACTACTTCATAAGAAAGAAAGAGAGAGAGAAGACATAAGATACTACCGCGCGAATCCTTACGGAGAAGCAGGCCAGTCTTTTCCGAACTTGAGGCGAGCGGCAACCTCTGCCCGACGGTGAGCCTCTTCCACGAACCCTGCGTCCAGAATCTCCTTCACTCCATCGTGCCCGAAGACGGAAAGTGCGAAGGCGAGCGCAGCGGAGCCTGCGAGGACGACCTGACTTGCATCCTTGATTCCTGCTTTGATGTCTTGAAAATCAGTCATGATTGACTCCTGCATCGGTGGAAACATTGAACTGCTTATCCACGGAGACCCAGCATTCCTGGACATCCTTCGGGGTGTCGTGAGCGCCAACGCAAGCAATCAGGGCATCCTGATACGACTGCTTGACGACCTCCTTCGCTGCCGACGGGGAGCAAGCGGTCAGGAAAAAGCTGAGGATGAACGTGAGGCCGAAGAAGGCAAAGGCTTCCATGGCAAACTGAGAGACGGACTTCTTGATGACGGGACTCATTGCTTGTTCTCTTTCGCTCCGATGGGGGAAGGAATCAGCCATGCAAGCATGGCCTGGAAGACTTCCGAGGGGAGTTTGTTGAGGGAAACGAGGACGGTAACGCAGACGAGGACGAGGGCGAATAGGCCCATCTTCCACTTGTCTACAGTGATGTTTTCCAAGGCTTCGGTCATGGTTCTGTTTTCAGTAGGAGGGACCGTCAAACTCGGGGGAGCAGACGTATGCAGAGGCGGCGGCGGATACCGCGATGGCGGTATCGCTGAAGGGGGAAATCCAAAACTTGCGGCTCATCCCAGGGGCAATGGCTGCACCGTTTACGGCGGTGGCAGTGCCCGTTCCGAAGCCTACGGTGATGGTTGCGGCAGAGGCGTTCTCCACCGAAATCATGCACTTGTTCTTCGGAACGTCGGTGCCCCAGACGGAGGCAAGCGTTTGCGTTCCAAGGGCGAGGGCCACGACCTTCTGCTTCCCCGCTCCGCGAGGGGGAAGGTTCAGGTAGGAGGCCCGCATCGCGGACGTGGTGCTCATTATCGTTGAATCCTATCGGTTGCGGTCTGGTAGGCCGAAGCGTCAGTGCTAGAGCCCTGAGGGAGTTTCTTGGCGGTCTGCGCTGCCTGCTTCGCGGCAGCCATCTCACCATAGCTTTTCTGTACCCCAGCCACGAAGGCTGGTTCCACGATGCGGTCCACTGGCGTCCCGAGTGCGAAGGAAAGCTGCGTAAGTTTTCCCACAGACACGGTCTCCCCCTTCGCTCGCTTTTTGCTGAGCTGAGTTTGAACCTCCCAGGTAATCAAGTCCTTGAGTTCCGGGTGGACGTACGTCACGGCCCGTACGGCCTCTCGGTTGACGTCCCCGGCCTTCATGGCGTCAAAGACCTCCATGGGGCTCGCGATGGCGCGAGAGGCTGTTACAAAGTTGTGAGCCTGGAAGGCGGTCAGGTTCGCCTTGGCAGGAACCTTCAGGTCTCCAGGGGAGTTGAGGAACGCGGGAGCGATGGACGACAGGTACGTCTGCGCGCGTTGCCGTGAGGCCATCAGCTCGGCATGAAGCTCTTCGTCTCCGCCGGACACCTTCCGAGCCCATGCGTCCGCGTCAGCATCACGAGCGGCGCTCATGGACTCCGCGATGCGTTGAACCTCCTGGTCCGTCTTCTCGCTCCCGCCGCGAGCTGTCAGGTAGGAACCCGCTCGCACGGTTGGGCGGCCGGACGATTCCATGAACCCAGCGACACCCTCGGAGATGGACATCGTAAGCTTCTGAGCCATCGTCGCGAGCTTCATCCGGCGGGAGATGCCGTCCGTGGTGTTCGCGAACGCTTCGCTGATGTACTTCGCACCCTTGCGTACACCGATGGCCATGGCTCCGCCCAGCGGATGACCAGCCATCATGGAGTATGCCATCGTCGTGGCGTCGCCCTGGTCAAAGAGCGGCGGAGAAGCAGGGGTCTCCGAAACGAAGTCGGAGAGCTTCGGGGCCTCTCCAGGAGACGCGATGCCGACCTTGGCCGATTGCTTCGCCGCAACGGCGTCTTCCAGGGCCTTGGACTCCGTGGACGTCGCGTTGCTCAGTGCCTCGCGCAAAGACGGTCTAGCGGGCCGAGGAACGACCGCAGCGGGCACCTTCTCCCGAGCGGCACGGGCAGCTTCTCGCTCCAGGCCAAGGATGCCTTTGGAGGCCTTCTTCAGCGAACGGGAAATCTCCCGGTCCATAGCAGCGCCGAAAGAGGCCGTGCGCTTTGCGGCAACGTAGGTCTCCGCCGCGTTGCTCAGGGCCGGCGAAGACGAGGCGGCCGTCTTCATCTTTTCGGAGATGAGCTTGTCCAGCTCAGTCTTCAGGTTCGCGGTGAACGCTGCGGTTTTGGCTTCGGCGGAATCGGTAACCCCCTTGGAAGCGCGGGCTGCGAGGTTGTCGTAGAAGTCCGCGTTGCTCTTCCCAAGGTCCTTGCTGACGTTTTCCCAAGCAACCCATCGGTTCTCAGTATTTTTGACCGAGTTCGCAATGGCGCGCTCCAGCCGCTCCTGGACGCCGCCGGGGGCGACGATAGCTGCGGCTGCTTCGGCAGCTGTGCCATCCGTACCGGCCCCGAAGTGACGACTCATCACTTCGTTGTAAACGTCGCGAACTTCTTGAGCTTGAGGCGCGAGTTCGCTCGCGTGCTCGCCGAATAGGCGCTGCGTGTCGTCTGCCAGCTTCTGGGCAGCCGAGAGGCTCGCCTTGTTCGTCTGCGCGGCCTTCTGGAGCGTGGAAAGCTCTGCCTGGTCCAGGCGTCCCTCCACACCCAACGTTTCGCGAAGGTATTTCTCAGCGTTCGGAATCGCCTCCTGGAAGCCTCCTGCGTAAGCTCCGCGCCCCTTGGCTCGTCGGCTGGCGTCCGAGACCTCCTGGAGGTAAGAGTCGCTGAGCCCAAGCTCCGTGCGGCCCCTGAGAAGCGCCTGCTCTTCGGGCGGGAGCGAGGCGGACCGAGCCGCAAGCTCATCCTTTGTGGCAGCTTCCACGGCAGCCTGACGCTCCGCAGCGGCGGCAGCCTTGGCTTCTACGTAGGCGCTTTCACGAGCCGCAAGCTCCGCCTGAAGGCCCTCAATCACGTCCCCACGAGCCGACTTCTGCGCGGTTGCAAGGGCCCGCTTGGCCTCTTCCACGTCCCGAGCGGCCGCAGCGTAGGCCGCTTTGGCTTCGCCTTGAGCCGCGGTTGCAGCCTCATGCTCAGCAAGCGCTGAGGTATAGGCAGCTTCGCCGGCGGAGCGCTCCGCAAGCAGGTCAGCATCCTTCGCAAGACGACCTTCCAAGACCTCAGAGATGGCGTTCCCGCCACGGCGAGAAAGGGCCCCGAACCCAGCTCCGAGCCCAGAGATAGCGGTTCCGAAGAGGGCGCCATTCAGCGCGTGCGATGTGATTCCGGCGGCCGTGAGCGCGCGGTTGTGAATGAGGTCGTCCTCCAGCCCAGCGCCGGTGCTGTAGAGGGCACCCTCAGCTCCGCCGCGAGCCAGCGTGGACAGGAACTTCCCGAACTTGGCCCCGCCACCGGTGGCATCCAGCGCGGTCGCAGCAAGCCCCGATTCCACGCCAGCGGCCGGACCAAGAAGGTCAAGGCCCGCCCCGAGTGCACGTCCGGACTCCAGCATCCCGGCGATGTTGCCGGCCTGGTAGCTGTACGGGTTCGCTTCGTGCGTGCCCCGGAAGAAGCCACGGGCACCTTCTGCGTACTCAGGCCCGAGAAGCTCCGCGCCGCCGATGATGGCCGAAGGGGCAAGTCCGAAGGTCAAGCCCGAAAGCCCGCCCATCGCCGTACTCATGGCCTTGGAAACGGCGCCAGTGCCGAAGGCTTGCTCGTAGATGGCCTTTGTCTTCTCATCCTCCATCAATTCGGAGGCGCGAGCTTGGGAGATTTCTGTCCCAGCCGTCCCGAAGGTGTCCGCAAGGGTGCTGCGGGACACGGCCCGCGCGTGGCCAGCGGCGTCCTCTACGAGCTGGTACCCTTGGTCGTCGGTCACCACGCCATGGCGTCCTTGGCCGTACCCTTCGGGGACCGCTGTGGAAACGTCAACGGGGCCAGTGGGTTCTCCACCAGCCCCGTAACCTTCAGGAATCTTCGGGCTACCCATGCGCGTAGGATACCCGACACGCTTCCTGCCTTCTACTTACTGCCCCGGGGTCCGATAGGCCCCCTGTCCCTGGGTCCGCTTCCCAAGCGCCGCGGAGTTGCGGTGCAGGTAAGCAATCTTTGCTGCCGGGGAAAGGCCGCCAAACTGCCTGGAGAGCGTCTCGTTTGCGCTGCTAAGTAGCGAGTCCACGGCAATGACTTGTTCGGGGAACGCCGCTTCTCCGCTGAGAACACGCCCGTGTCGCTTAATTTCCTCTTCACTCATCGCCGACCCAGACTTTACGTTTGAGAAGATGAGCTTAAGGTTGTCCATTGCGGACCTGTAGCGAAGGATATCCTCGGGCTCTGCCATGATTCCTGCGAGCCGAAGCTTGCTCTTGATGTCGGCCGACGTCCCATCTCGCAGGTACCCAAGCGCAGTATCCACTTTATCACGGCCGCCGAGCTTTTTCTCAAGAAGTTGCTGTTGCGTACGTGCGTTCTTGAGGGCGTCAACCCATTCAAAACCAACGCCCCGCCAAGCCCCCTTCATGTAATCGTTGAAGTCCTTGACTTGAGCCTCCACGCGGTTCGTTTCCTGCTCAATGGCAGCACTGAACGCCGTATGCGTCTTCGGGCTCTTGTCCTTCGGAATGGGGAATCCGGCCTTATCAAGCTTGTATACTTGATAGGTTTGCCCGTCCGCTCGGCGTTCGCCTTGCGTTTCCAGGTCAATGCCCGCGCTTTTTGCCGCCTGGATGTACAGCGCGCGCTGCGATTCTTTCCCAACGGCAGCGGCAGATTGGCGCGCCCCCGCCGTTTCATCCGCATACCGTTGGTCCGCTTTCCCGCGGTCGCTCTTTGCGTACGCGAGGTCTTTCTCAAGCCCGGATAGGGCCTGGGACGAAAGGTTGCCCGTCTTGCCCCCCAGCGCCCGGTCGGAGGGACGAAGTTGTACATCCGAGCGGTACTTGTCGGACAGTTTCTGCGCAAGGTCCGACGGCAGCGGACCGCCATAGATGCGCTCTGCGTTCACAAGGACGACGCGCATTGCGGGGTCCGTAATGTCCGCAGCTTTAATGTTTCCGCCTTGAGTTGCCGCTGGCGCCGCCGAAGGAAGGCCGAGCGCGGTGCGCGCGGAAGCGAGGGCGCCTTGAAGCTTGCCGCCTTGCGCTGGAGCTGCGGGCTCATCTCCCGCAAGTGCGCTTCCGAGTGCCTTCGTGAGTGGAGATGCGAACCCTTGAGCCTTTGCTCCGACACCTCGGATTCTGTCAATGATGGACTGAGCTTGCGGCGGAACGGGAGCATTGCGCAGCCTGGCGATTGCTGCCATCGCAAGAGCCTTGTCACGCTCCTCCTTGGTAGGAGGTACGTCAGGCATCCCGGTGGCAGCATTGTCGCCTGGAGCCTCGCCGGGGGCGGGCGGAACAATGTTCTGCTCCGCGGGCTGATGGCGTGGGTTTGTGTAAACGCTTTCCAGCTCCCCGCGCTGCTCAGCAACAAGCGGAAGCGGGGCGACGTGGGCACCCTGGTAAAGGACCGCATTTGCCTGGCTGGCCTTTTGGGCGGCGAGCTTGTTGTATTCCGCAACAGCGGCGAGGCCGAGCGCACGCTCCTCTGCCGTGCGACCACGAAGAGCTACGGTCTGCGCCTTGGCAGCCATTGCCTTGTACGATTGCGACTGGAAAGCCGCCTCTGCGGCTCGCTCGTCGCCGTAGATGGACCGGAGCTGGCCGATGGTCGTCAGCTCTGCGGCCTGACGATTCTGCATCCGCTCGTAGTCCACTTGCTGAGCGGCCCAGTCTTTCTGGACGGCAGACTCAACCATCCCGATGGCCTTCTCCGGGGAGACGCCAGCAAGCGGCAGGAGGCTGATGGCGAACGCGGACAGGACGTTGCCCGGGTTCTTCCAGTAGCGCCCCGCGTCAAAGCGCTGAGCCGCCATTTGGTCTGCCATGCGCGAATAGTTCGCGACGTGCTCCATGAGCGCCTTGGAGCGCTGCTCTTCGCGAAGACGGCTGTTTTCCGCCATTTGCGCGAGCTGGTTGGCCTCTTCCGCCTTCTGGTCGGCCTGCATGGAAAGGCCTTGAGCGGTCGCCTCGTGCACACCCCCGAGCGCTTCTGCTTCCTTCTCAGGGAGTTCTCCGTATGCGTTGGCGAAGGCCTCGGCTCCACCAACAGGGGCGTAGTTGATGCGCGCCGGCATGACCGCCATCGGCATCGCTGTTTTGCCAGCGGCTCCGGCGCCAGCCGGTTGGCTACCCCCGAGCGGCGCCTGAAGCTGGCTGGACTCAAACAGTGCCTGCTTGAGCATCTCGCCGGCTTCACCCTGTGTGCCGTAGTTCGGAGGGGGCTCCTGAAAGGCGGCCCCTTCGCCCCCTGGGGCAGCGGGCGGGGCCACGGGCTGTGCAAAGGGCACATCCCCAGGGCCGTACTTCGGCTCGGGAAGGGGGCCCTCGGGACCGGAAGCCGTAGCTGCGGGCGGGGGAGCCGGGGGCGGAGACTGAATGTCCTGCGCTGCTTTTTTTAGCGGGTCTGCAAAATCTTCCCAAATACCCATAAATCAGCCTCCTGCCTTCGGAATCGGAACGCCGCCGATGCCAATCGGCTGCTGGCCCATGGAGCCCGCGCCTGGAATGAACGGATGCGACTGCGCGCCCGGAGCCATATTCGGCCGGGGACCCATCGGGCCGCGGCTTTGCATCGGATTCACGGGGCCCACGTTGACGTTCATCGGACGCATCGGAGCGCTAGAACCAGGGGCCATGCTGCCCTGAGCCATCGCTCCCATGGCCGCGGCGTGAGAGCCAGGGCCGGGACCCATCGGACCAGCGGGGGCGGCAGAGGGGCCCTTTCCAAAAAGGTTCGGCGCATTCTTCACGCCCATCGGCTGCGAAGAGTTGCCCGGCTTTCCATTCCGGTCGGGAGCCTCAAAGATGTTCCCCGAACTGGCTTGCGGCGAAAACGGCTTGGCGGGAGGCTGGCCGCTCGCGCCGTACTGCGGGCCGACGGTACCGGGGACCTCATTGCCAAACTGGCCCGGCTTTCCGCCCATGCTACCCATGCCGGGAGGAGCACCCTGCGACGGGTCAAACGTCGGGCGCGGAGGCGGCGGGGGAGGCTGCATGGCCCCCGGTCGCATGACCTGACCAGCGACCGCGGGGGCATTCTGGCGATTCTGTTGAACAAACTGTGCGAATCCTTGTGCGTCCATTTTCAGTATCCTGTCGGTCCGTAGTAGGGGTCTTTGGTGTTTGTATTCGGGTTCGTACCGCCGATTCCACCGCCACCCGTCCCGTTGCCAGCGGCGGGAGCCTGCGGCTGCCCGGGGTTGCCCTGGTTGGCGAGAGCCGTCAGCCCGCCCGATGCCACGGACAGCCCCGCGCCGATGACCTTGTTGACCTGGCCGGCTTTGGCAGCGGCGTTCGCCGACGCGATGCCCGAGTTGATGCTGTTGGCGGCTTGCTGATTCTGCGAGTTCTGCGCCTGTTGGTTGCCCTGAGCCTGGAGCTGTTGGCCTTGAACGTTCTGCGCTTGCGCGTTGTAGCCCTGAGCCTGGTTCCCGTAGCCAAGCCCAAGCTGCGCAAGCCCAAGCCCAAGCTGCGCCTCGTTCTGCCCTTGGCCCGCGTTGAACTGGCTCACCTGGTTGCTCTGCGTCAGCCTGGATTGGTCCTGCCCGCGCATTTGCTCCGTGCCCTGCTGGTATGCCGCACGAGCGGTCGCCATCTCTTGGGCGCGAAGCATCGCCATTTGGTTGTTGTAGTCGCCAAGGGCTTGCGCAGAGTTGCCCATGGCGTTCTGCTGGGCCATGGCCATTGCTGCCGCTCCACGGGCGCTAGAAGCGGCCGAAGACTGGTCGGCGATGGTTCGCCCGATGCCGTAGGTAAGCTGATTCTGGGCGACGCTGGGAGCGTTTCCGTAGGCCGCCTGCTGCGCGAGGCCGAGCGAGTCGCCCTGGTAGTAGCGCGACTGCTCTTCCTTGCCGGAGAGGAGCGGGTCCTCCGAGGCATACATGTTCTGCCGGCCGGACGAGATGGCGTCCGCGCCCTGCATGGCGTACTGGTCCTCGTACTGCTGCGAGCGCTGCCCTTGCGCGAGCGCCTGGTCGCTCCAGTCCTGAGCGCCGCCCTGGTACCCGCCGTAGTTGTAGGCGTTCGGGTCTACGGCGTTCGGGTCGGCCTTGAACCGATTCTGGCCCGAGTTCAAATAGTCGTTGACGAGACCCTTGACAGCTCCGCCTACCTCAAGAAACGGGTTCCCCGCACCTTCGGTGGGGCCGCCGGAAGCCCCGCCGTTTGCATCCTGCCACTGCTTGACCTTTGCCGCCTCCTCAAGCGGGTCCATGTTGCCGCCAGCATCGTTGTACTGATAGGCGCTCATGGCCGCAGTGGCCTGCGTGTACTGGGGGTTGTTGGAGTCCCACGAGCCCGTTCCGGGACCGTTACTCAACTGAGCCTGGAGCGCCTGCTTTTCCTCGGTAGACATGGAGGCGTACTCATCCTTACTCGGCAGATTGCCGGGGATGAGATTGCCGTTTTCGTCATAGATGGGACCCGCCATTACGATTTTCCTTCCTTCGCAATCTTCGCGACGCCCGCCTTCGGGCCGCCTTCCAAGGCGATACCATAGAACGACCAGCCCTTCCCGGTGCCCTGGGCGCCTACGGTGGGGACAGTGTCCTCAATCGTCAGGCGCATGGACTCGGAGGCTTGGTTGTTCGGTTGGATGACAAGCCGGCGCGCTTCCGCGTTGCTGCCGGGGACCGCTGTGACTTCCGCATCGGTGAACGTGCGTGTCTGCGGAGCGGCCGTGTAGAAGTCGTAGTCCAACGTAAGCTTCACCGTGCAGGGCGTGGAAGCCTTCCCGATGACCTGCCAGTCGTAGATGCGCTGCCGCCCGTCCGGACCGCCGTTGAAGCGCCAGGCCCCCTGCCACTTCGTGGGGACGTAGTTGCCGAAGTCCGTACCGAGCTGGCTGACGAACTGACAAATGTAGTACTGGTAATCCGCGCCGAACACGGAGTATTTGTTCGTATTTCCGTAGATATCCAGCTGCGCCACGCACGCGTACTCGGGGGCGTAAATGGCCCCGTTCCCCGCTCCTCGCCCGTAGCTGAAGTAGCGAAGTTCCGACCAGCACTTGTAACTCTGGTCGTAACAGACCACAGCAGCGGTGGCGCCAGAGTCGCCAGTGCTCGTCCGGTAGTCTGTCAGGCAGAACATGACGCGGTCGTTCTCCTGGTCGTAGAGGGACCACTTCACAACCGGGTAGGTGTCGGTGAAGTCCAAGACGGCATCGCCGATGGGCTCCACCTGGTACTTGCGGGTCAGGAGTTCAATGCCACGGTGAGAGCGGAAGTACACGCCATTATCGGTAGTTACGACCGATTGCGAGTCCGTGCACCCGAGCGAAGAGACCTGCTGCGGCGGGGAGAACTCGGTCCCGTTCCCACCGTTCTCCGGAGGACCGTCGCCGTCCACAAGGAACACGCCGCGCTCCCGGAAGACCACGAGCCGGTTGTCCAGCGATGCGAGCGCGACCACGCGTCCTTGGCCGCCGGGGACCTGCACCTGGAAGCCCGGAGAGAACCAGGCGCCTTCCCCGTCCACCGCGAAGGACGACGAGAAGATGCGGTTGCCGTCGGCGGAAACCAGGAAGAGCCGGTCCTTGTGCACGCAGCCGTGAATGCTTGCGGGGGCAGGCTCGCGCTGGAGCGATGTTCCTGCGACGCCCGGGTTCCGATAGCATTTCTGGCGCGTTGCGAGGTCCGCGTCCAGGGTTACGTCGGTAAAGACGGCCGTGTAAAGGCCTGCGGCCCCGAAGGCATTCGTCGGGCTGCCCGTAACAAATGTCCACGTAGGGGAAGACGAAACGAGGTAGTAAACCTTTCCGTTCGTGGTGGTTCTGTAAAGCTCTATGGCAAGCTTATCAAACGTGGACACCTCGTTCGTATATACATTCATACTGTCCGAGCGGGACAGTATGAGCGGCGGCTGAACGGTTACTGTGTATTGTGCGGCGGTACTGCGGTTTACAGTTACAATATCGCTCGTCTCGGACCGCATAACTCGGCCTGATGCATCCGAGAACCGGCACACCGCGATGTACGAATAGGTCCCCGCAGGCACCGCGCCGGCACTAGAAGAGATGGCTGAGATGCTTGGTGCCGATGGAAACTGTATATCTCCCGCGCGGCTGCCATCGTACACGGACGGGGCAGCACCGGTTACAACTGAGCCCCAGCTGCCGGGGATATGGGTTGCCGTAGAAAGGTCCGTTAGCAAATCTGTAACAATTGCAACGGACGAATTTTGGCTAGGGGCTTGGACGTGCGATGCGTATAGATTTCCGTTATTTACATCCAGCCCCAAGGCGCCGCAAACGAGAGAGTTCTCAAGTATCGCAACCGTTCTCAACTGACCCGTGCGACCGTTAGCAGCAACGGTGCCCGTGGTAATGATGGGAATTGCGGTGGTTACGTCCACGACCCATGCCCTGCCAACACCTCCGCCCGAGTACCACTCCGCATTTGTAAGGGGCACCGGGAGCGGGGTCGTGTACCCACCAAACATGCCCCTATCAATGATAGCATAAAATCGGGATGTGGATGGAAGCCATGCAAGCGCGCGAACTTGTCCGTTTGCGGCAGGACTCCAAACGGCCTGTGCGTACACCGTTGCTGCCGCGGAGAACGGGAATACGCTCGTGATGTGTTTGCGATTTCCT